GCACCTATGTGCCTGGAATTTTATCCAGCCCGTATGGGGTAAAATAAACTATGAGAATGCTATAAAAATTGTTAAAGAAAACCCAGGATTTAGGTTGGGAGTACAGTTACATAAACTATTAGAATTCAAATAGGAGGAAATATGAAAAAGATAGTTTTTACTTTTTTCTTAATTTATTTTCTAGGAGTGCCTATTGCACAAGCAGAATGGGATAAATATGATACCTCTCTAATGATAACAAGTAATCTTTTACTCATTATAGACTGGAGTCAGACAAGATATATAGTTAAACACCCGGAAAGGTTTAGTGAGGAGAATCCTATACTAGGTAGGCATCCTAGTATAGGTAAAGTGAATACCTATTTTATAACTAGTATTCTAGTAAATTCTGCAGTAGGTTATATCCTTCCAAATCCATATAGAAAATATTGGTTTGGGATTATTTCTGGTATTGAACTTTATACTATAGGAAAAAATATAAATTGTGGTGTAAGGTTTAACTTACCCTAAATTCTTAATGCTCTTCCAGGACCTGCCTAAAGTATGGGTAATATTTTTCTACCACAGATCTCCTAGCAGCATCAGTCTTAGCATTCTTTAACTCTCTTATAATTTTACCTCTTATCTCTCTTTCATACGATTTAAGTTTATAAAAATGCTGCCTCTTAGCCTCTTCTTCCAAAACAGGTGTAATTCTCGCTCCAAATTGAGCTGCTAATAATTGAGCAGGAGTCAAAGCCTTTCTTTCACCTAATTCAGCTAATCCTAAAGGTTCAAATAAGAATTCTCTAGAAGTTCTATATATATCCCTAAGGTCTGTTCCAATAATACTCGGAGCAAATTGAAGGTATGTATGATTTAACATTCTCCAAGCTTTAACCGTATCTGGTTCCCAATCATACCAAATTGGAGCCCCTGCAAAGGTTTCATTTGCTCTTAAATTTCCTGCCCAAGTTAATACAGGGTGCTGTAAAAAGGTAAAAAGGCCTTGTGACCTTAAATCTGCAACATCCCCAATTCCTGGAAGCATCCAGGTCCAATTAAATAACTGCAATCTACCCTGCCTATCTCTCCAAGGAATAACTGAGAAGACACCTTCCTTAATGTAATCCGGAAACTTGGTCTTTAATTCCTGCCATTCATCTGGACTCATACCTGCAGCTTTTAAACCTAAGGCTGTTAAAGCAGGAGGAACCATTGCCCATTTAAAGAATCTTACTGGATGTTTAATTGCAGTTTCAATCATTAAGGGAATAGACTTTGTTTGCCAGATAGCAAAAGGAACTATTGTCCTACTTAAACTTCTAACAAATGGAGTTGTTTCTCCATAATTAAAAGTCCACTTAACTGCATCTAAGGCAGCTGCATCTTTAGGCATTCCAAGATATTTTGTATTATAGATATACTTAGATAACTTTGCCCAGGATTCTTCCATCTGGTAAAGCCTAGCAAAAGGTCTAGTAATTTTGGAAAAAAGGTACTCCCCTATATCAAAAGCATTTGCTCCATATCTTAAGGCACTTGGAAAGTGGGCCGTTTCTACATCAGAAAAAGTTGTAGAATACCCAGTCCTCTTTTGAAATTCTTTTGCAATAGGCCCTCCTTTCTTTAATTCTCTTATACCTTCCATATAAGCACTGTATGACTTTCCAGTAGGATCAAATGCAGGCATACCTCCCCAATCATTTAAAACGATATTAGAATAAATATTCCTAAAGTGAGTTGGAATCCTTAGAACAACTTTACCCATTTTCCAAGGGGCCATAAAAAACTTATTCCATATTGTAGAAGAAATACTATCTATATGCCCTAATTCCCCAATTGCTCTAGCAGTATTCTCTTCAACCCAAAGGCCTTTAAAATGCTTATTATCTATCTGAATAAACCCAGGTTTTTTAACCAAAGAGGTAAGCATAGGGTTATTCCTTAATTTAGGGAATAAAACTGCTTCTTCTGCTTGTCGGGCTATTTTAGGTAGAATCTCTAAAGAGTTTGCAGTTAGATTATACAAGTCTTTTGCAAAAGCCTTAGTTTCTTCTGATGTACCTGGGTGGTCTATAACCTTTTTTAACCCCACTTGAACCTGAGGTACATAAGTCATACCCATAAACTTCTTAGGTTTAAAAGGTTCCCCAGTAAAATAGGGTTTTAACTCCTTTAGGAAAGTAGGATCCAAACCTCCATACTCTCCTTCATCAAGGGCCTTTCTAAATAACTTTTGAAGGTTGTCTCTAAGAGACATCTCTCTTATAACCTCATAAACCTCTTTCTTTTCTCTTGTAACTTGCTGCCACTCTCCAATAACACCCATAGCCCGAGTAATCCTTTGTTTAGACTCTAAGGGAAGACTCATATATTCCTTTAATAACTCTCCTTTAGGTTCCCACTGACCTTTGGACCAAAACCAGGAAACATGGAATCTTTCCGCAGGAGTTAAGGCATTTAGTTCATCTACAAGGCCTTGGGTCATCTGCCTCATTATAGCCTGGGATTTCTCTGACTTCCTTAAAGTGGCTGCCCCTGACCAAGGTGCTCTTGCTACCCCAGGTTGCATAAGTTCCTTTATAGACCTACCATAAATTAAGCCTTTTTCTTCTAAAGCTTTAGGAATTATTGGTATATTCGCAATCTTACCTAAAAGGTTTAATATAGGAGTTGCAAAATACTTATGATAATAAGAAGGAGATAGAAATATTTCTCCTGAAGCAGTCTTAGTAGCAACAGCTCCTACCTCACCTAATCTTTTAAGAAAATCTTTTGCCTTACCAGCAGCTGGAAATGCACTCATAAGAAGCATACCTCCAGTAAGGAGGTCAGGGATTTCTTTAGTTAGAATTTCTTCTGGAGGCTTCCTTTCAATAGCCCCTAAAGCAGCACCATAGATAGCAAAAGATAAAAGAGTAAGCCAGGGGTTAGTAGCTGACTTAGTAATCATTTGAGGAAGAATAGATAGAAATGCAGCTGCCCCTTCTTTAAGAGTTTCTTCTTCCCATTTATATTCTGAGGGCATTTTTACGCCTTGAGACAACCTAGGTATGGGGTAAGGGGCTCCATAGGTTTCTGTAGATAAAGAAGGTTTACCTTCAAAAGGCATAGTATATAAATCACCAAAATGGGTTAACTGTTTTGCTACCTCAAAAATTTCTTGGGGAATAGCAGGTCCAGCAGGCCTTCTCCAACCTGCTTCTTGAGGAGGCTTAAGAGGAGGCATAAAAGCCTTTTTATTAACTATTTCAATAAGCCCTCCTTCTGGAGTAGGGGTTCCCATAGATTCAACAGGTACTTCTCCTATAATTTCTAAACTACCTCTAGGCATTATTTACCTCCTTTACCCTTTCTAGTAGGTTGAACTAGGAGTTTGTCTAAAAAATCTGATGTAGATACAGCTTTAGGTGTTGTTGAACCTTCAAGAACATCAATAACACTTTTCTCCCTAGAAAAATAAGTACTAAATTCAGGATATTTCTTACTTCTGGCATAGGATTCTAGAAACCAGACTTGGGGGTTATTGGTTGTAGGTTTACCAGTTTTCATAAGATGCTCCCAGATATCCCCTATAAGAGGCATACCTTGCATTTTCTTCCATAATGCAATTCCTTGCCTTAATACAGCAGGAGCTTCCTCAGTTCCAACTATATTAGTTATCCTGGCAGCTGCCTCCTTAATTGCTGGAGGAACTACTGAAACATCCTGACTTCTATAAAAATTTACCCCATAACCTACATCAAAAGGTCCGCCTAAAGGCCCTCGCTTAACAACTGAAGATAAACCTTGCATAGGAGATACAGGTTCCCACATCTGAGGGTTGTCATAGAATTTCTGCCTTGCCTCTTCAATAGGAAACCTGGATACATTCCTAAACTTTTGGGTTAGATTTCTTAAAAGGCCTGTTCGCATAATATTTTCTCCAGGAGGTTCTAAACCAGTAAAAGCCCCAGATACCTCCTCAAAGGCTTCAGGAGGTAGTTCTTTTGCTCCAGGATACTTACCCATTATCCTATTTAGGATTTCCATTAATTGTTTTCTAGTAGCCACTGTCCTAATCTTAATTATATTTTTTGGTAGTGGTGGCATCCTTTAACCTCCTATCTATATTTCCAAAGATTCTTTAAACCTTCTAATACACCTTCAAACCTGCCTCTAGGTTCCGGACTATAAATAAACCTATCCCCTTCTACCTCCTGAGGTAGATATGTATACCTCCCAGTTTTAGTTAGAGCAGTAGCTACTCTTTGCTCCATTTCACTTAACTCAGGGGTATCAGGTAAGGCCTTAAAGAGTTTGTTTAAATTAATAAGAAGGCTATTCCTATAAGCCTCTCCAGTAGGGGTTGTATCGTTAGCTAATGCAATTAATTCTGTTACCCAGGCCCCCGCCATTTTCTCACCTGCCCCCCTAATAAGGTCAAGCTTAGGCAGTATTACTTTTTCTGTTTGCCCAGTAACTTTATTCCTCATAGTATATTCTAGTTTTGGGATTAGCCCAACATAGGACTGGAACAGCCCCTCTAATCTTTGCATAGCACCTTTTCTATCTTCTACACCCCCAGTCATAATATTTTTATTAAGCTCACCTGTTCCTTTATCAAAGGTTGTAGAAAAGTCCTTAAACCCCTGTGTAGCTTGTTCAGAATTCCATTTTGAAATATCAAAGTCTAATTGTCTAGACCTTAACTTATTTTGAGTTATCTGCTCATCAAGCCTTAATAAATCTATATCCGTAGTTACTTTAAACTTACCGGCTTCAAAAGCTCTTTCCCTTGCCTTTTCTTTACCTATTGTTTCTTCATACTCCCGAATTTTAAATGGGAGTTTTAGACTTTCTTGTAAACCAAAAGCCTGCAATACCTGAGCTGTTTCTTCCTCTTTAGACATAGGCCTCCAAGGCCTAGTAACACGGGTTTCACTAATAGGAGGAATCCCCGCACCCCCAATTTCTTCCCATTCTTTTGCAGTATAGCCTGTCAAAGGTTCCTGCATAACCTTTTCTTCTGTAGGCCAACCAATCCCTGTAACCTTTTCATATAAGCCTTCTAAACCTGGACTGACCTGTCTAGATAGACCCATCATCTGTAAGGCTAAACCTAACTTTTCTCCTAGGGATTTATCTTCTCTTGAAGGTAAGGCTCCTTGAGGAGTAGTAATAACCCCATATTTATTTAATAAAGGTACAACTCTTTCTTTCCAACCTGGAGATTCAAGCATCTGCCTTTGCCCCTCAGGATCTGAGGCATACCATAAATTAGTAGCCATAGAAGCAATAACAGGCTCCCTTTGTTTTTCTAATTCCATCTCCTCCAGCATTCCTGCACCTAAACCTTGCCCAAAGAGGCTCCAGTAATTTGTCTTTCCTGGCATCTTTCCTGCCCAAATAAATGGCATTGTATTTCACCTCCCTTATGATGAAAATAAATCCCAACCACGCATTTCATCAGTATATCCTGGAGGAATTCCCCTCCCAAATAGTTTATCCCAGATACTTGGAGTATCTTTAGATAGACCACTCCAGAACCCTGGGGTAGACATTGACTTTCCCCATACAGGGGCCATTGTCTGCCAGAAGCTAGGGGGTTGTTGAGCATACCCTCCAACTGTAACATAGGGTTCAAGACCCATCATTTGGATTGCAGCATTCCAATAGGGACTTCCAGGACCCCCAAGGTCTTTTAGATACCTACTCCAACCTGCCTTCTGTTGTTCAATCATGGGTTGTTGGGTTAGAAGATTAAATAAACTTTGCTGCCCAACTAGCCTTACATCTGCAATATCTTTTGCCTCCTGTCGAGCAATACCTGTAATTGCCTCACTTTCTCCTTTTGCCCGGGTCTCTCCCCAATAACCTGGGCCTGCATAGGCTTCCCTAACCTTAGGTAATCCCCACTTTTCAAATTCTGGGTAAACAGCCTCTTTATAATAGTCACGGATAACACTTGGGTCAAAAACACCTGCAGTCTGCCTTGCCCAAGGGGCATAGTTCTGTAACCAATTTAGGTAAGCGCCTTCTTCTGCAGTAGGGAGTTGCGCTCCAGATAAACCTGTAGTTACCTTATCCAGTAGACTTTGGAATAAAGCCGTCTGCCCTGGGGTCCATCTTGCAAATTGCTGACCTTGAATCTGACCCCCTTCGCCATCCCCTCCAAAAATACCACCTAAAACAGTTCCTATTAATGGTACAAAAGGTAACACTTCTGACAACTAAACCACCTCCTTATACATAAGATGACCTTTAAATTTATACTTGTACTTTCGCTCAAATACCCTATAATTCCTTTTAGTTATAAACGCTATACATTTACACTGACTCGCCTTTGCAAACTTATTCACTAAATCCTCTAACTCTTTTCCTGTACCCTTCCAAAAGAGTTGGTGAAGAAAGAATATATCTCCCAGCTTTTCAAAACTCATAAAGCCTTCATCTAAAAGAACTACTTTATCAAGGTTAATTATTTCATCATCCCCAGATTTTTTCAGGAAAGACTCTATCCAAGTATCTGGTATAGCTGCTCTTTCTGTAAGCAAGCCTAGCCCCTTTCTAATAGTGTCCACGCTTGACCTACAACTAATGGACCCCAAGCTTTTCCTATAAGTTTTTTGAGCAAGGCTACTTCCTCAATACTTAGTTCTACTACATCACCCCCATGGATCTTATTTGCAAGCCTCCACCTTTCAAACTTCTGCTCTCCTGGTAGGTTACGCTCATCTTCATAAGAGGACATAAGAGCTATGACACTTACCTCCTTGAGGGTAGCTGACACATTACTATCTGGTGATATACAAATATCATTACCATCTAACGCTTTCAAAACTTCACTAAAATCAACCTTCATAAAACCTCCACTTTCTCTATTATCTTCTGGATTGCCCCATACATAACAGCATATATCTGGTCTGCATTAAGTGAATAGCAATCCTCTATCTCTTCCGTTCTGCCTTCAATAGGAACCAAGGAAAAAGGTTTAACATCTACTCCCTTTGGAAAGAAATTTCTTACATCTTGTGAAATCCAACCAAGCTTACTTCTATCTTTAACTTGGTCAACTGTATATACTTCCTCTTTCCATGTAAATCTTTTAAGAGGTAAAGTTTTAACAATCTCATAACAACGGTCTAGGTCTGCTAACATAATGTCTTTTTTAAGTCGTTCATCTGAAACAACTGTCCATGTATTTGTCGAAGGTTTAGCAGCACTATCAGTTGAGAGTTGAAGCCAATAGGATGGGCTTGTTAAACCGATGCCGACAAGGCCCGTTGGTTTAACCACAAACTTATCCTCCAGTTCAATAAAACTGTCAGTAGAACCAGTTCCAAGGGCACCTTGCTTACTAAACAACCCTTTATGCCAGACGGCTGTTCCTGTCCGATTGATATAAATCGCTGCGGTTGATGGATTATCCATGGCTACCAGATGAAGTCCATATTTAGAAGTTGTCGTATCCATAGAGGGTTGATCCACACCTAGATTCCTTACAGCTAGTTCAGCAGCAGTTAAATAACCATCCCCACCTGCCACAGTAGACACTTCTGCATATAGACCCCACGCCCTACCAGTAGTTGTCGCATAAATAATCCCCCTAACATCCGCCCCTACAATGTCCCGTAAGGTTGCCCCCGAAGGGTCTGATGTCACTGCCTGAACAAGTAACCCCGCCTTTTCATAATCAGCCGTAGCACCTGTATCACCAGTAACACGTACTTGAATGTTCAATCCAAATTCGTTTGTGTTGGTATTAATATTCTTTCCAATGCGTGTAAATGATTGGTTCCAAGCAGCAACATCAAACAAAGATACTCCAGCATCAATTATAATGTTGGTGCTATTATTAAATAATAGACTACTAGCTACCCAACTAGTCCCGCTATGGCGTAATGTTTGACCGGATGTTCCAGAAGGTAGACCAGACTCTACACTCCAAGTAGGAACACCACCTACTGTTTTCAGTACATAGCCTTCAGAACCTTTTGCAAGTTTAGTCCAGGCAGGAGTTGAGTTAGCAACAATTAAATCACCCTGTACTGGAGAACCGACAACTGTATCAGTATGCATCGCAGACAAAAGGTTATGATTACTCCCCCCACTCTCCGCTGCCCAAATAGGTAACCCTCCCGATAACTTCAAAACCTGCCCATCTGTTCCCTTAGCAAGTTTAGTCCATTTTGGTGTAGCATTTGCATATATTATATCTCCTGCTACTGGAGAGGCTGCAATAACATCAGGGTGGGTTGCAGAAAGAAGGTTATGATTAACTGCTCCACCTGCAGCTACAGTTTTCCAAGAAGTACCAAGGTCCAAGGATAACTCCTCAGTATCAGTAGCATAGTATAATCTGTTAGGAAACCCATAACTAGGCCTATTGGCAGCTAATCCAAAGAAGGTCCAGTCATGCCAAACTCCAACAGTTCCTAAGGCTTTCATAGTCGCAATATGATTAGCTACCAGTTCCGTAAGGCTTGCAGGCTTCTCTAGTTTATCAGAACCCTGATCCAGATACCCAACTTTGCCTGTAGACATTTATACCTTCCTCCCTTTATAACCATACATATATCTTCTTACACTTATATTCCCCTCTAGCCTCAATCTAAACCTTATTTGATGTCTTGTAATATTAAAACTCCATTTTAACCACTTCCAGATGTTAAGAGAACCAGTAACTGTTCCTAAGGCAGTATAAGAATGGCCCCCATTATCTGAGAAGAATAATTCAATAGACCCACTACCTTCTGCCTCTACCCAGAAAAGTAGAAACCTATTCTCCCTCTCAAAGGTTTTATCTATAGTATCCCAGTATTTACTAGATAAGTCTGTAGATACCTTAGTAACATCAATCTTCTTTATATATTTAGTAGCACCAGTAGATGAACCTACAAGTATTATAGGAAAATCTGAAACTATTGCTGAACCCCCCCAGACCCAATCTTGCTCTAACCATGTACCAACAAGGTCATCCCAGGTAATACTAGTAGCCTCTTTCCAAGAACCAAAGCAATAAACTGGGTTATCACTCTTTCTAGACCACCAACTTTGAGTAGTAATATTGTATCTATAAATTGTTTTCGCATCAGTACTACCTATTGTAGGAACTGCTAACCAATACTCATTTAGAACAGGAACATAAACTGCCTTGCATTTTGAAACTTGTGAGTCATTCAAGAGTCTATTAGGCCCAAAAAGTTCCATCCATATTTGATTTCCTATAGGCTCATTAGATACTCCATTAAATCTATAAATATTATCAGTGCCCATATAATAGTGGAATCCACCTATCTCAACTACAGTGTCAGTAGCAAGTAGGCCTGTGTCACTTATCACTTTTACAGGCGTGAATATTCTAGGATATCCTACATAGGCTATTTCCCAAATTGAGTCTTCTTTATAGGCAAACAGCCTGTCTCTTAAATACTCAACCCTCTTCAAAAAACCTGGAGTATCAGCCAAATCAAAGAACCCTGAGGTTCCAGTAGTCCAGTTCTCATATGCCCCTACACTACTCCATCTCATCCTATGAGGACAGGCTGTCCCTGATTCTATTGTATTACCTAATAAGACATGGGCATAAAAGGTTCTTATATATCTGGCTTTTATATTTGTTAAACCCCCAAGAGCGGCATATGTAGTCCCATTCCATTTTTTTACCTCATTCTCATAGTCACTTATAAGCAATTGGTCTGTCCCAGGCCAAACAGTCATAGAAACATGTCTGGGATCTGTTCCAGTATAAACTCCTATAGAGGTCCAGGTACCTGCAGAATAATAGAAAAGAGCAGCTGAAGTAGCTAAAACAAAATAAGAGCCTCCATCAGTCTTTGTAAATTGGTATAGGGTTAAAGGAGTATTGGCTATAGAACCTGAGGTAAAAAGAGAAAAACCTCTTGCAGGCCTTAATAAACCTTTGTAAAATTCTACCTCTTGGGTATCAGGACTAGCATCGTCAGGAAGTAGTAGACCATCAACACTTGGTATGTAACCTTTAGTAAATGAAATACAATGTTTAAGTTCCATCTTTAAGCTATCCTTGTTACTGCAAGCCAGGTACTACTACCTGCCTTTACATAAAAGTTAGTCATAGCTGTTTGATATATATATACATCTATAGTCTGACCCCCAGTACAAGGGTATATATCCATTATTTGTATACTACATCTATTAACTACTCCAGGAGCTGCCTTTACTACACCTAAGTTGCCTCCCGAGTATAAAGTGGCTTGAATACGACCTATAATATCATACTGACAATCTAGTGAGCATATAAAGAGATACTTACCAGCTGCAGGAATAGTAATAGTATTAGACGCAAACATTCCATAGGGGTCATAACTCTCAGTATTGAATACTGTAACTTTTGTCCAAGTATCAGATGCAATAGACTGGTCTGAACCAGAACCATATGCTCTAAAAGTATATTGACTCACCCCAAAGTCTCCTGTACCAGAAACCAGGACCCAATTACTTCCATTACTTATAATTTGAATAAAGGAATATTGAGAAACTAAAGATACTGTAAGCACTCCATCTATAGTCTCTGAACCATTTGGGTCAATAATAACCTTGTTTTCAGAACTATCAGTCTTCTTGATTAAGTAAGGTTTACCTGTAGAACCTATAGCTGTAGGAAGACCTATAGTTACTTCTCCTCCTGAAGCATTTACCAGGATAATATTATCAAGAAGTGTTGCAGTATATCCTGCAGTCTTACTTACAACCTTCCAGGCATGCATACCAAAAGGGTCTGTAGTTAAAGACCCATAAAGATGTTCAAGATTCAATCTCTCCTTGACATCAACTTTTAAATCCCTAATCTCCTGCCCACCATATCTTGCTTGATCCCCATCAGCAGGGTCCGCCTCATTCCAAGACCTTGTAAATGCCATTATAGCCTCCTTATTTAGGTTTTGAATGGATAAAAGGATTTAACCAATAATCCCCAGAAAGGTTTTTGGAAATATCCCCTTTAATAAAACCTTGTAATGCTGTAAGGTTTGGTAAGAGTTCTTTAGAAATATTATAAGAAGTTAATAACTTGCTAGCTAAACCAAACCATCTAGTTCCTACTTCTATTTCTTCTATACTAAAGAAGAAAAGACCTGTGGTTAAAAGAATTAAAACTTCATCTAATTCTTTAAATTGAATCACTGTTGTATCATCTGTAACTGGAAGAGGCCATTGATGAAATCTTATTACTAAGGAATAAGCATCATCTGGTTTCCTAAATAATGAAATAACATTCCCCCATTTTGTATAAATAGTAGGTCTACCTGAAGTAGCTGTAGGAATATAAGGAATTATCTCTTGGTCCCATTTTAAAGGAGAAATAAAATCTAAAGGATATCCTTTTGTTGAAGTTATTAGAACTGTGCTATAGAATTTATTAAACCTTTCCAACTCAATATTATAATCTGCTATATCTTTTGCAAGGACTGGGCAAACCTTTTTCTCCAACTCCCACCAGTTGTGTAAGGTAGCTGCTAACCTTTGGGCAGAGTTAAAGAAGAATAAAATTGAACTCCCAGAATCGGAATCTAACCTATTCCCTATATTCCTTTGAATTTGAGGCTTTAAATCTCCATAAGTGCTGCTCATACTTTTAACCTCCCTTCTGGATTGATATTTAAACCAGTTAAACTTTTAGGTATACTACATGTAAAGTCATTTATAGAACCTGGAACAGGGCAACTAAACCCAATCAAGTGACCCTTACCAATAAAAGTTACCTCCTTACCAATTAACTTAAATTCACCTACTTCTACTAGTAAAAGATAGGTTTTAAGTAAAGAAACTACCTGCCCTGATAAATTAAAGGAACCTGCTTCAAGAGTAATTTTGCTATCCTTTATCAAATTTAGAATTTGCCCTATGGTGATATAAGAGCCATCATCACAGATAATTTTTCTATTAAAAAAGGTTGCTACATCTTGGCCTGTTAAAATATATTCACCTGCATCTACAACTATTCCTATTCCTTTTATAAGGGCTACATCCTGGCCTGTAAAAGTATATGAACCTACCTCAGATAGAACTTTTGAAGCTTTTAAAGTGTCAACTGCCTGTCCTGTAAGAGCATAACCTCCACCTGCTGCGGATATGATATAAGCAACACTCCACACCACCGTCAAAATCGGTCTGTATGACTCGGTGGCATTTTCTTGGGAAGCGATGTGTATATATTCTAAACCAGTAGGTTGGTTGGCATTGTAGTCCCTTGAACTTCTCAGTGAATAATAGGTGTAACCAGCCTTGACTACCCACGAAGTGCTGAGATTACCACTCGCATACTGCGTGTTTATAGCCATTCCACTCGTGTTTCTCCAGATACTATCATCGGCAGTGCCAGCAAGACAATTGTCATAAGCAGCCTCTCTGTTTGAAGCAGATATAGGGTCTTGGGCTGACCAATCCTGTTTTACAATTTGAACGTCAAAATCTGTGTCAGAATAGTCTGCAATACATACCATCTTTTTGTTAACTTGACTAATACTCGCAGCAGCGGGAATAGCTGTTGTGTCAAACTTTGTAAAAGCCCTATAAACATCATAAACTAAGATACCAGTGTTATAGTATTGCCCACACATAAGGGAAATATAAGTAGTGTCGTGAGTGGAAGAAGTACTCCTTGCAGTAGAATAGGAGGTAGAGGCTCCATAAATGAATCCATCCACCACCATGTCAAGATAATCAGGGTCAAGAACTACAGGGAAGGTATATTTTGACAATTCTGCAATAGAGACACCCGTATAAAGATATTGAATACCTCCAACATACCGAGCATAGCGTTTCATAAGGATAGGCTTGTTTTTTGCATCTATGCCATAAGGAATAGGAAAAATATGGTCTGCTTTATTGAAATCACCAAGCCAACCATCAGGCCAAATCTGAGTAGTACCAAAGTTAGTCTCAATGACAGCCCAATCATCTGTGCCACCAGAAGGAGCAACGTCAATCGTGAGTGATTCCCTTAACCCTGTTTCTGTCAATCTCAGACAATGGTGATAGTTGCCTTTCTCTCGGATGACACAATCATCAGAAACCACACCAATGGGAAAAGTAAGAAGCGAGGTGAATTTCTTAGTAGAGACATTAAAGATTCCTATTCTATTTGTAGATTGTGTATGAAGCGTCTTCCCAGTAGAGCCTGAAATTCTTACCAAACCATCCTTTTTAATTCTTGTATTAAGCCCAGGAGCTCCATACTCAACCCCAATCGGGAGAAGTTTGGTATCAATAGGTTTCCATATACCATCAAAATAGTGAATCGGCCCGCCAAGACATTCTGTAACAAAATAACCACCTTCTTTGAAGGTAATAGACCCTCTTGCTCTTGAATGAATCTTGGAAACCTTATCAGGATTCTTCTCTAAATAATCTTTGACCCAGTTAGCCATTTAACCTCTTGTAGTTTGATAGACCCAATTCTATAGGATCTACCTTAAACCTAATATGTTTACACCCACAAATCTTGCAGACTCTAGTATTAACACCTTTTCTATCATCTTTTAATTCTGTAAGATTCTTCGCATATTTACAACAATCTTTCACAGTATCTGGTTGGGATACAGACTCTTTATAACCTTTAGCCTTCTCTTGCATCTCATTCCAGCGTTTCACAGCATAATCAAAGGTATTACCCCAGACAAAATCTGCACACCTCTGGCATCTAATTTCACAACAAGTATTTGTTACCTGCCTAAGGATTATTTTCCCGTTACCACAGTGACATTCTCTTAACGTTAACAGTTCCATTATGCTATCGTTAACACACTTGCACCAAAGTCAACTGTAAAACTCTCACCTGCATTAATAGTAATTGCTGAGCCATAATCCCACCACGAAATTAGTGGGTCAGCAGGAGATATCGGAGTATCATTGTACATTGGAACATATCTAAAAGGCCCGAATGAACCACCCGATGCTGTCCACGTCTTGTCTACTGCTGTCATTGTACCAGTACCACCTGTCTCAGTATAATCATTCTGGACATCAGCAGGGGCATAACCATTTTGTTCTGTAATACCTGCAAGGTCTGCCTTCACTGCATCAAGAGAAGCATCTGGAGTATCATTTGTAAGATAAACCATCAAAGTATGCCCAGCAGCGTGAAGCTGATGCACACCTTTTCCTAACTGCTCTACAAAATCGTGGAATTTGTTGTATGCTGCCATCTATTAACCCCTTTAGAATGTTACTTTCAAGATTGTTACATAGAGAGCTGGATGAACCTTCACTGGTGCAGTAAAACTCATCATACCAAGAATACCAATGGAAGATGTAAAACCTTTTAAGAGCCAAGTACCACCAGCTTTCTCTACTAGTTTTGGAATATTTAAACCAAGCCCAACTCCAGCCATATTTGCAACATTGTCCTGTGAGATAACAGTTGCCTCAGCTCTAATTGATAAGAAATCATAGAATGAAGCAATATCACTACCAACACCAACTGCAAATACACCAAGTGTTGGAAGATACAAAGTATCCCCCTGTAAATTTAAACCAGAAAAACTTATAGGTTCAGCATAAGCAAAGCTAACCAAACCTAACACCAGTACTAAACTAAGTAGTAATTTTTTCATTCCTTTTCCTCCTTATAGGAATTATTCCAAAAAGTTTTATACTACCATCTGAGCGAACTTCAAGAATTGGGACCTTAAGCCTTAATTCTTTCTTAGGCCTAAGTTCCTCAACAATCTTGTCAAACCTGCCTTCTTCTTTACTCATCTTTCTTCACACTATCTTTTGCAAAGAAACCAATAAAGAATGTGCCAATTAACATAATAGCATCTGATACTTCTTGGGGTATATCAGCCTTAAATAGCATCTTGAATAAAAATCCAAGAAGTACTACAAAAGCTGCCAGTGTTGTCTTCCAATCTTTCATCTTAAATGCCTCCTTAAGTTTATTAAAGCTTGTATAAGCTTTTAGTAAGACAATAATGTTCATAGCATAACCTCTCCTTTATCCTTACACTCACACCAAATTTCAAGAGAGTCTCCAACCCTCTTAATCCTAAGTCAGACCGCCTTACCTTCCATTAACTCTTTACATTTTGCATAACAAGCATTTAATATAATCCGTTTCTCTTGTAATTGTAAACTATCCCAAAAGTCAATAGGTATTTGTGTTATCAAGATAGCAAGGCAAAGCAATAATGAGACTAAGAACCTACTCATACTCCCTCCTTATACTCAAAATGCCCAGCATCCCAACCTTCAATTCTTTCCGTCTTAGGGTCATCCCCAAACCTACCCCCCCACCTTTGACCAAGGCTTTCCCAGTACTCACCAAGCTCTTTATATTTGTCTGGTTCATAATTTAGCCTCCCATCATCCTGGATGTCAGATAGAAAAGCTATATCAACAGCTAAACCATCCAAATGCCTTGATTTCAGTGTTTTACTTGCCCCTTTAGCAACTAATAACTGTTGTTGCCTCGCAGTTCTTACCCATTCTATGATAAGTATAGGAGTACCCAAATCTCGTGCCTTCAAAATTAACATAGCAACCAAAGGCCAAAAAGCAGCCTGTTTCTCCCTAAGTGTCATCTTAGTGAACCTTCCCTTTTAACTCACCAAGTTTTTCAAGCATTTCATCTTGTTTCTCATTTATACTGAGAAGAGTTGCATTAATAGTTTGAATTACCTTATCACAGGCTTGTTTATGAGCTTCATGTTCTGTACGGGGTAAAAGTTTTTCTATTTCACCCTCAACTCTATTTATCCTTTTATCAAAACCAAGCCAACTACCAATAGCACCAAGTAAGGCTCCGATAAGGCCCCCACCTGCACCATACCCAGCATTATCCCATCCCATTTTGAGACCCTCCATCTTTATAATTACAGAGCTTCTTAAACTCTTCCAGTATATCTGGGTTAAAAAGGCCCGCTACTCTCTTTGACAAGAGGATAATAAACTCTTTCTTCTCCTCAATAGAGGCTTTCATATATTCCTTCATTATAGGATTCATTCATAAAACCTCCTATGAATAGATTACTGTTATATTACTAGCAGCCGCAGTTACAATAGTTAATCCAGTAGAAAACCTACAACCAAAAGAATATAGCCCCTCAGTTATACTGGCCTTTAAAGTTCCGATTAGATTTCCAGACCCAGCAGTATTATCATAGATAGTAATAGTCCCTGCTGCAGTACCATTAACTACAATACCAAAAAGAACTCCTGGCCCAGATTTAACCACAGTTGTAGTTGCAGTAGTAATATTTTTATAGACTCCTATTACATCCTGGCGTATAGGCATAATCCCCCCTTATTTAAAAAATTTATCAAAAGCTTTTTTCCTACCAGTAGGTTTCCATCCATGTTCAATGCCTTGAAGGAGACGAACCTGCTTTTTTGCCTTTGCTAAGGAAGTATTCTTAGCCTTAGTCCCATGAGGAGAAAACACTTTATACCCATCTACCTTTGTTATACTGTATGGCATAACCTTTCTCCTTTAGGCATTAATTTTTACCCATGTTCCACTTGCAACAGTGCAGATATAAGCATCCCCATCAAAAGAATTCCATAAAAGAGTTCCTACACGAGCAGCAGTATCAGGAGCACCTGTTGTAGTTTTTAACTGAATATTTCTCCAAATCTCCTTCCTACCCTCAAAAGCTTTATTTAGGATTTTCTTTTTTAATGAATAACTAACACCCGAACCTGCCATAATATCCTCCTTTAGTATTGGGCCTAGAAGAACCCAGGCCCAATAGTAAGTTTAAGTTGTTTTACTAGAACCCAGGCAGAGAAAGCATAATCATCTTATACTCTGTATCTACCCCGGTGTTTAGGAGTGCACCAATACCTTGCTGGTTGAGACCAGTATTTGGCGTTCCTTCAGTTAGAACTGGTGTAGCAACTGACCCATCTACAGATGTAGAAGGAATAACAACAGTCCCGATTGCAGGGGTACCGTCTGAAAGAACAATACACATCCCTTTAACCTGACTCCAGTAGTAATAGTTTGCTGTAATAGCTATAGGAGGGATTCCTATTAATACAGCTGTAGGTGGAGAGTCGTGAATTATTGCTCCACTAAATGGGCTTGCTACTAAGGTATACTCTGAAGATGTAGTCAAAGCATATCTGATGCCATCATAGAGTTGAACTACAAGACTTGCAGATGCGTCAGCTGCAGGGTGTCCAGAGACCTTATACATATACCCTTCACCAGCAGCATCATTGATATACAAGAACCCATCTTTATACTGGTTAACTGTAGCCGCTGTAGCACCCAAGGTTACAGTTACAGACTTATCTCCTACTGCAGCCGCAACTGCTACTGCTTTATTAACATGGTTTGCTACAGGAATAGCTGCTTGACAGAGTTTACCTGCTGCTAAGGCAACAGCACCTGCCCTAGTATAGATAAATACTCTACCATCATCTAACTTACGAATAGTCCCAACTCTTTCTTTAGCCACAGAACTTTCCTCATAAAGTCCTTGACTATAAATCTTTTTCCTTTCCTCTGTGTAATCACCACGAGCCATTTAAATTACCTCCATTCAAGGAGGGGTATAAAGAGTATCAGTCCTTATACCCTTTTAATAGGTTTATACTAAGCTGTTATGGTATGTAACACACCATGAACAACTGGTCTTGAGCTTATAAGATTCTGAGTACAAAGAATCTGACAAACTCTGTCATTTACCTGGTCTGGAATGGGTTTCCATTCTGTCATCTGCATAAAGTATTCTTCATCTGTAATCAGTTTAAGGTACTGGGTATTAATAAAATACATTTTAGCAGAAGGAGCAAAAGGGGACCAGAATATAGGACGACCTTTAAACTGGATATTCTCAAACCCTGCATCTGCAAGAGTTTGGTTAACACTCCTCTTCATTTCCAAGACCTCATCTTCATAATATTCATAACAGTTCTGGTCAGTTACAATTACAATATCCTGAATCTCGGCCTTTGAATACTTTAGACAAGTATTTAAAAGTGTCCTCATATCAGACAAACCATAGATTGCAAATGAGCCTGTAGCTGCCTTATACTGGTTTCTAAACCAGGGGTAAACAGCCCTGTCAATACCATGAAGGGTTCCTGAAGTAGGTAGGTCAGCAACTATATTCCTTAACCCATTAGGTTCTTTATCACCTGTCCCATCAGCGAAAAAGACTCTTTCAAAGTCTTCCCATAAAGCCCTTTCAGCAGCATTAATCCGACTTTCAATAAGTCGAATCACCTGTGCCTGACCCCTATTTCTCTGGTCTTCTATACCATAACGAGGAATTGAAACTGCAACAGACTTCCACTCTTCATAGGCCATAGTGAGAAATTCCTTATCCTGAATAGGAACAGTATCACCTTTACCTATCCAACGGATAGTTTCATTTGAGGCATAGTCAAGAGGAATTTCAATTCTTGTATAACCAGAAATATGTTCAATCCTGCCTTTTTCTTTCAACCAGAAAGCAAAGGGGGTTTTAAGGAAAGCCTGTTCAATAGCTTCTTTACGCCTTAGGCTCCAGGTAGATGTAAATAAGTTATCAACTGTTTGTGTCCAACTTGGAGGCATTTAACTTCCCCTCTTTTCTAGGCTATTTTTGTTCCTCTTTAAAAACTTCTTCAAAAGCCTGCAAAGCAGCCTCTTTTACAGTTTTAGGTTCGCCTTTTTTTGCAGAGGAACTAGCAAGACCTTTCTTCTCGCCAAATACCTGAGGGGGTTTTTCCCCTCCCTTACCAACCTCGCCTTTTTTAGCCCCTTCCTGTTTAGAGGAACGGGCTTTAACAATTATATAAGCTTGTTCTACTGAAAGACTAGGATTTTTTGTTCCCTCAGCCCAGATTTCCTTTTTAAAGTCCCAGAAATCTGGATATTTTTGTTCACAATCCTTTATCTCATCTTTCATTCTTTGGGTTTCAAGTCTATCAATAATAGGTTGGATAAGAGTCTCTTGAATTTTTTGATAGACAATATTTGCTAATTCAGTATTAGACACCCCTTCAAGGTCTACATCGTCTGGTTTAGGTTCTGAGCCTTTTTTACCTCCTTCTTTACCTAATTCAGCTAATAAAGATGCAATATCTGGAGTAGAAGGTGGATCTTTACCTGCCTTCAAGTCTTTTATATCTTGTTCCAGAGACATAAATCTGTCTCCTATTGAGGTTAAAACCTCAAGAAGTTTTGCACTTTGTTCTTCTGGTGTAGGAGTTGGTTCCCCTGCACCTTTGTCGTCACTATTCACTACCATCTTGACCCTCCCTTCTCCTATTTAGATTATAGTGTTTATACGCCTTGACAATAATAGAAAAGAGGGTATCAATATGCCCACCTTTCCATTCGCCGGTTAGTTCTACCTTTGGGGGCTTCTGTTTATCTGAGAGTATTGTAACTGAAATACTTCTCAGAATAGCCTCCTCTGGTTCAATAGATACAGTTTTCGCTTTCATACCTTCTCCTTACACCTCCTTACATATATCCTGTAGCAATAACACCCCTCTTTTTACACACCTCTTTTAACTGCTTTTTAGATTCTATATAAATAGGTTGCTCTGAAATATGTTCCCAGAATCCTGGTTTCCAAATATGGGGATTAGATGAAGCAACCTGCCTTTTCATTATCTGTCCACATTCACATTGTACAGGAGAATCTAAAGAGGATAGAGGTTTGAATATCTCCAAGATTTTTGCACAGGAGCATTTATATACATAAATAGGCATTACCCACCCTGTTTAACAAAGTTTTCTATACTTAAAGGTTCTTTTATAGACCCAAGGCCTGGCATTTGCGGGCCTCCCTGCATCCCTGGCATAATAGGAGGAACCTGAGGTATTTGAGGGTTAATAATCATACTCCAAGTTGGGTCAATCCATTCATATTGCCTAAGAAGGAGTTTTAATAAAAGGGTTTGGTCTATATAAGGATTTCCTCTAAGCATTCCATATAATTCTCTAGCCTGCTGGTATCTCAACTGTCTGGAAACAGGTAAACCTGAGTCTGGGTCTAACTGCAAACTATATTCCCCTTTAATTTCATCTCCCTTATATTTTATCCATTGCTGAGCACCATCGGGCCCAACAACCTTTATAACTCTTTCTCCTGTCCAAAAACTAAAAATATACTGATTCCATTTCTTCATAATATTTATAAAGGTGTCTGCAACTATATCCCGCCTTTCATCTCCCCGAATTTCTGTCGCCTCCCTTACAGCCATAACCTCTGTTGCAGTCCTGGGAGATACTGGTGCAACAAATTCTCCTGCTTGATTACGAGAGTAACCCAAAGTTTCTCTGAAATCCATTAAAATTTCCTGAGCCTCTCTCCAAAGTTCTGGGGGCATATGAGGTTGAAAAGGAAATACAGCCGCTCCAGGAGAACTTGAAACAGGTATAGCTGCTCCTGCATCTTCAGATAATAGCCTTTCTAAATCTTCCTTTTTAATAGTGTCTTTTTCAAAGAGGAATTTAAGTAAGGTTAGCCTTCTATGTTTTGACTGTTGAAGTTTAACCTCATTAAGTTCTAGTTGTTGGGGTTCTCCAATCCTTACATCTGGTATTCCCCAAAAGTAGTCTGGATCCTGGTTAAAGATTATAAATTCCCAGGGGAAACCCTCAATTTGAAGGGCATCCTCTGCCTCCAGGAGTAGGTTTCCTTCAGAGATGACATAAATTCTTTTTCTTTTATAGTCACGTATCTCTTTTAAAAGGCAGAGGTTTTCTCCAGTACTCTTAGACCATAAATAAAGTTTATCTTTATTTTTATCCCTTAACTTATACCCACCTTTTAAATCTTTTACATTCCTATACTTCTGGTCACCTTTAACATCTTCAAGAGGCCTAAAGATACAATGCCCAATCCAAGGAAACTCCTCTGAAGAAGAATAACCTGCAGGAGTTACTACATCACTAGGAGGGACACTAATTGCCCAAGGCATACCACTTTTTATATTTACCCTATACTCTATTGCTTCTGCATCTTCTGTGTGTACCTGAGTAGCAGTTGAAGAATCTGGACCTACTGCCTGCTCAGGTAGGAATCCAAACTCAGAATCATACCCAAGTTTAATAGGCCCAGTTCCACACAGGTAGGTATCCAGGATAGCTCTTTTTAACTGGTATTTCAAGTTTAGTTCCTTTATAAGATAATTGTCTACTGCTTCTACAACTCTAGCATGCCATTCAAATTCAGGTCTTAAGGCAGTTACAGTTACAGTAGGACTTTTAAAATATGTCCTCGGAACAAGGGATTTACCAAAAGAGAAGATTTTATTAACTGGTACAAGACCTTCCTTCCAGTCCCCTCTATAGTATTGTTTGTATTTCTCCCAATCCTCAGGTTTAGCAAATTGCTCTTTATATTTTGTACCAGCACTTAATTCTTTCTCCCAGTATTTAACAATAGTTTCCTGTTCTTTTTTACTCATTTCACTTAAACTCCTTTAAAATAAAGCCCCTTCTAGGTTGCCCCTTCCCAGAGAAATATTTTTCTAAAGTTTCTGCATAAGCCTTTGGTATTTGAAATGTCCTCCCTCCGTAACGGAATAGGACTTGGTCTCTAGGTACCAGTTCAGGGTCTACTTTAGAAACCTGAAGTTCATAGGTTTTCATCCAATCCTTTAGTATATCCCTTGGTTTGATTTGCTCTTTCATCCACCCCTTCCTCATTTCAGCAGAATATAGAGATTGGAGAACTTTCGCTGTTTCAGCTTCCTTTAAAAATTTAGGCCTAACCTGCCCCCATCTTTCAAATTGTTCAAGGTATTTCTTCCTTCCTGTAGCAGCCATTGTATTAGTTAAATGGTCTTTATCCAGGGTTATATATTTCCCATTTTCAAAAACAATAACCCTCCATTTGTCTGGACCAGACCTAACCTCTCTTACAGTCTGACCTCTTATTGTCTTACCTGCTAATTCTGCTGTAGCAGAGGATATCCTGGGATAGTGGGTTTTGAAGTATTCTCTAGAAGCCTTAGGTTGAATGTCGAAAGGAATTTGTTCCTTAGGAGAAAAAGGCATCCAACCTGGTTTTTTAGGCATTTGAGCCTCAGCCTCAGAGGGAGTAATTAACTCCATCCCACCTCCTATAAGACCTCCTGTAAGAGGTAGAACCCAGGCAGGAAGGCGCATTCTAGCCTCTCTATCTATTATACTAATTGGGCTTACCTCAACAAAGCCCATTTTCCTAGGTAAATCATCATAATAGGTCTTAGCCTTTGCAACTCCAACGCCTTGTTCTTTTTTAACTGCTTCAGAAGTATAAATATAGAGTTTATCTACTCCTTGCTTCCTTGCCTCAGAAGCTAAACTAGCAATCCCATATTCCCCCCAATCTTGGTGTTGATGAATGAAGTTACGAAGAGCTATAACTCTTGGGTCGTTTTCTGCACATCCCCTTAGTGCAAACTCTCCATACTTTTCTAGTATAGCGTCTTTGAATCTAGGAGACCCTGTTAAAAAAACCTTTTCTAACTTCTGTTTTATACCCTCTATGGATGAAGCCTTAACCTCCAAAGCAGGAGAGGTTATACTAAACCTGAAACCCTTCTTGGTTGGGGAAGAAGCGTTGGCTGCATTAGTAATGATTTTATCAAGTAATGTCGTATCAGGGCGATAATTAAGAATAATATCAGTAAGTTTTTCTACTTCTACATTTTTTATAGCTCTTCTAGCTACTGCAATAGGGTCACTCTGTATCTCTCTAACTACCCAAGCATTTTCTGATGGGTGATGTATAACATCTAACCAACCTATAGTATTCTTACCTTTTATGCCCATAGTTTCGTGTAGGCCAAAAGACTCCACCATCTTTTCAGGAATTTCTTTAGGATCCATTTTTACCTGCAAGTACTGTTGTGAGAAAGGATTACCTGTTAGTTCATACCTGTACCGAGGTTCAACACTTTTTTGTATTCCCTGAAGAATATCAGCTTTTGAAGCAATAGTTCCTTTATTAAAGACCTCACTAAGTACTTGAGGATACTTTACAAAAGGTCCAGGAAAGGTTTTTGCAGCTTCTTTATAGGGTAAAGACTCCCTATCTCCCATATAGTGTAAAAGCCTATAATAAGTATCTTCAAGAGGTGAAGTTGCAGGAGGAAGAGTGGAATAAGGTACTGAGGCAGGAGGGGTAATCTTACTCCCAACAAATTGGGGGTAGGCAGCCGCTAACTCCCCCCAGACTTCACGCCTAATTCTCTGTTCTAGAGAACCATATATTTTGTCGGGCACAGTTATTTGGGGAATGTCAAGGGGTGTTCTAATCACTTGCCCAGACTGAATTTTCTGTTCCCCTGCTATATAAAGAGAGTTTCCATACCTCTCAATAGCCTCCTTCACCTTAGGGTCTTTTAGATACCTAGCCTCATGCCTTCTAATTAAGGGGCTTACCTTACTCCTTAAAAGGTGTCTAAGAGTAGGAGCTATAACCGCCTCCTCCCTTATAAAGTCTTCTAGGTTCGCCTGGGCAAATCTAGAATCTAATTCAGTGTCTATAAAGACGAACTCATTGAATGGGTCCTGGACATTTTTCTTACTAGTTACATAATTATAGGACCTAGCAGAAGATAGAACGTCTTCATATATCTTTCTAAGAGGCACCGCCCATTGATATTTTCCTGGACTTACCTCTTTAATACCGTATTTTCCTAGATAGGATAAACTCTCCTTTACTGCCTTAGGACTCAAAGTTGTCCTCCTAGTAGTTTGTACCTTCTCCATTAGAGCTTTTAGTTCAGGGAGGGTCCTCTCCTGCCCTAAGTTTCCCCAATTTTTTAGAACTTCACTCCCATATCCATATCGAAGAGGTTCGTCAGATTCTTTTTGGATAAACTGGTATTTCTTTAAAGGAAAATCAGCGAACCTATAACCAGGTACACCCAAGACTGTTTCTTTCCTTCCCCCAGCCTTATAAACACTTCTAAGGTCTAGAAACTTCTCCTGTAAAACCTCCTGAAGCTCTCTGGTTGGCATCCACCCCCCTGCTTGAAGTCCTTTTTGTTTTAAAAGGTCTGTTACAATTTTGCCCCTGAATGCTGCTTCAGCCTCATCAGGAGAAAATATATCCCAAATGCTCATTCCACCCACCCCCAAGTTTTTAACTGGGCCTCTTTTTCTTCAAAATCTTTACCTATATCCATTCTGTAATGGATATCTTTTATAAGATTCATATTTGAAATTGTCCTGTATACCCTCCTCCTTGCCTCCCGAGGATCCTCTCCCCAAGCTGTTACACACCCTAAGGTATTTTTTATGCCTGAAAGAAGGGGTATGTTATCTTTATAAATAGAGTCTGAAAGCCAGATATGATTTTCTGCTGGAATGGGCACTTCAAAGGCTTTAAGATTTGCTAATTGAACTACCTCCCCAGGAATAAGGAGGCGAATTGAGATTGAATATTTTGAACTAAAAATGCTTTGCTGTTGAGAACCTATAGCTATGTTAAATAGAAAACTATAAAGGTCTCCCTTTAAAAGTTCACATAGAGCCTGGAAGGTATCATAATGGAAGTTTGAATACAAGGAGAGGAAGTAAATATCTTCTTCTGTAAGAAGGCATTTAATTTGAATTGGGCCGATGTAGTTAGATTTCTCTAGAAACTCAGTCAGGGCAAGAAGAGAGTTTCTTATAGCCTTATTCTCTAAGGATACCCAAAGAATACCACCCATAAAACCTACTTTTGGACCTTTGTCTCCTTCCGCAAGTCTATCCCAGGTAATAGAATGAGTAAAAGGAGGAATCCATTTATCCCCATTAAACCAACCTCCAATAAGGAGTTCAATTCCCTTTGGGAGGTTTTCTAGGGACATTTTCATAGGAGTTAGACTTATTAACTTCTCCCTAAAAAGCTGACTAAAGTACAAGGTATCTTGCACTACTCCCCCTCCCAATACCACCCCTCCTCCTTGTACCAGCTTATCTGCTGTAACCCCAAGTCCAACCATGTCAAAGAGGATAAGGTTAGGCCTGGACCCGGATAGGAGTTTTGGGACCGTTCTTGGATTTGTGGAACCTTTACCCGTAATTTTATAGTAGGGGTCCCGGATGTAGACATCAACAGTATGTCCTTCTCTGGATAATTTTGTTGCGATGGAGTAACCATCGCCTGCTTTAGATACAAGTAACACCTCCGCCATTTTCTTTTTTCTTATCTAGCCACCTGTGGGCTAAACCACCCTTTTCCTTGGGGTTTTATAGAATTTTTTATATCCTCTAAGGTTATCCTAAAGCCTTTATATACTGGTTTTATTTCAACTGGTTCTTCTCTGTATTTTAATTGCTCCTTTAAAACCCCTTCACAGGCAAGGGCAAGGGCTATAACATGGTCATCGTGTTCTGCCTCAAGATTTCCAAGTTGACCTAAACCTACTTCTCCAAAACCCCTTAATTCATCTACAGTTACAGTAGAGAATAGAGTTAAAGAAGAGACCATTTTTTGAAGAAGGCCTATCAAAGGGTATTTTGTAATAGATGAGGTTATGAACCCATAGTCAGCATCTTTTAAAATAGGAACTGGAGGAGTCTGGGCAGATTTACGAATCCTTCCTCTGTAGATTCTATAGAGATTCTCGTTATACGGTTTAGAGTCCTTAATACAACCAATTAAACTCCTTCCATGTTGGTTTGCCTCGGGTACAAGGAAGGCAATATTATACTCCTCCCCCAAGGAACTTACAACCTTTGCAAATTGAGGCGGGGATAGAGTATTAGTTCTATAAGAAAGGACTTCTTCTAAAGTTTCTACGCAAAGGCCTTCTATGACGGAATAATCTCCACCTGTTCCCCCTGCCGTATCAATACCAAAGACATAATGAAGCTCCTTATTGGGGTGGTAAGAAAGGAGATTTAAAGAACCCACCCCTAAAGGAGGAGTAACCTTTACCCAGGCCGTTGAAGGTGTAACCTTAGGTTCTGGAAATAAGGAGCCTCCACTCACAAGGAACGCCTCTTCTACTGTGGAAGGGTATTCTTGACAAAAGAGAGTTGCCTCCCCCTCGAATTCTTCAATCTTTTCTCTCCTCCATTGAAGTTGACTTTCTGTTAGATTAAATTTATTCTTTAAGGAGGTTTCCTCCAAGGATAAAGGCATAGATAAAGGAGTTCTTGAGGAGTATTCTTTAAATATATACCATGGGTAGAATATTGGGTGGAATCTTGATACCCCACCCATTGCCCTCATATATTGTTTATGATGTAGTGTTCCAAACCCGTTAGCTGTTGATTCTTTAAAAATTCTACCTGATTCATGTGGTACAGCTTGCATCAGGCCGGCCATTAAGGTTCTAGGTTCTCTCCAAAAGGCATACTCAGAGCAATGCAAGTGGGTTATTGTAGCACTTCTCCCGAATGTCTTTGAACCAGCAGTTCCGATGTAGAAAGTCGAGTATGTCTTTGGGAAGGAGATTTCTTGGTCATTTACTTTAGATAGAACTGGTTTCGGGCCTTTCATTAACTGGATAAAAAGTCTGCACCTTTGGAGAAGTTTCTCTGTATGATCCTTATCATGGGCAATCATAACAGCAACAGAATATTGGGTCATGCATTCTATTAAGAAATAAGCCATAATTAAAGAGGTTACCCCACCTTGACGGAATTTAAGGATGTCTAGAAGTTTATACTCTAGAATCTGGTCGTGAAGGTCTAGTTGAACATTATTCAAGACAAAAGGAACAATCTCCCCTTCTTTGTTTGGAATTCTAAATAAGGTTTCTATGACATCTTTAAAACTTTTACTCAATGTCTTCCTCTTTTGGGGATTCTAAAAGATTTTTATTCAACGGTATCTCATTCCCCTTTCTTAACTCCTGAATGATGTCTTCTGCAGAAAGCCTTAACTTCAATGATTCCTTTCCTGAGGATTTAAGCCATAAAGCTGAGGCTGCAAGTCTAGAGTTCATATCTAGGCTAGATAACCCTGCTCTAATGGACGAGATAACTAGGCCATAAAGCCTCTGGAATTCTTCATCAAGCTCCTCCTGAATCCTTTTCATATACTCCTGAGATTCAGGTAGTGTAACCATCTTTGAGACTGCATTCGGGGTCAACTTATATTGCTCTGCAATCTCCTCCTGGGTAAACCCACAGGCATAAAGTCTCAAAGCCAACCTCTGCTTCGGAGACAAATGTTTCTCTTTCTTCTCCTCATTTGTAAGAGTTTCTTTATCTATTAAAGGTTCCATGATAATAATTTATCATATATGTGATTAAGAAATCAAATGAAAAATGATGAAAAATAACGTTGAATTCAATCTTATTTTCTAAATTTTTTCTTGCATAGAGTGGGTGTCATCCCGATATTTGATTTTCATTTTTTGGGGTATGTATTATATAATATATAAAAATAATTTACACAAATGTGCGAAAGGGGGTGAGGAAGGAATGAAAAAGCAAGAAACAACAGAAGAAAAGTTGCACAGGTTGGCAGAAATAGACAGAAAGGCAGAAGCGTACAACATAAAGTATAGGAAGCAGTTGATTGAACAAGCGTTGTACGTGACCAAGGCGAAGAGTGCAGGCATCAAAGTACATGAAAATGAGGTGGAGAAAATATACAAAATCAAATACCCTGAACAATAAACAAATGGGGGCAGTCAAATGCCCCCATCTTTTTTATTCAAAACAAAGTAGAAAAGGTATATATATAAAATGAGGCAAAGAAAAGGCAAAAATATTGCAAAAAAATGTAACAAAAACAATGAGTTAGCATTGTTATTCATTTTTAAAAAATACAATGAAAACAATGAGTTACAATATAAATTAAATTATATTTTTTTTTAAGACCATGTATATATATATATATATATAACCAATATATATATATAATACATATAATACATATATAGAAAAAAAAAATAATTTAATTTAAACAAAAAAACACAATAAAAACAATGAGTTGGATTGTTCAATATCAAATATAAACAATTTAAATATAATGTATAAACATTTTTTATAACAAAATAAAAAAGTATTTCAGGTGTCCAGTTGTCAAAAAATGGACGAAAGGAGGTGAAAAGAAAATGAGTGAAAGAGAGGAACTGCAAGTTTCCCTGTCGTGGGAGGGATTAGACATCCTCAGAAAAGCTCTTGAGGTCCTTAACCGACACGAAGGGATTTCAAAAGGGGAGTTTGTTGATTATGACAATATGTACTCTGTGTCTTGGTCACTGAACGGAGTGACCGTAGAAACTATCCAGGAAAAAAGGTGAAAAAAAAGGCAGAAGTGAAAGGGACGGGGTCAATAAAACACATCCCGTCCTTTTTGCATTTGTCCCTCATCTGAAGGCAAAAAAAGGAGGTGAGAAAGAAATGGGTAATGGACAAGGAATGAAAATAGCCTTGGAATGGTGGGAAATGGATGTCCTGAGAAAAGCACTTGAGGATCTTAGAAAACACAGAAGAATTCAAGAGGGTAAGTGTCTCAATTATGATGACATGTATTCTGTGTCCTGGTCATCTGGTGGCGTGGTTATAGAAACCTTTGAAAACCAAAAGACAATATGATTTTAAAAAAGGAGTTAAAATGATTACCAACTTTCTAAAAACTAAAAGGTCGAAAAATGACCTTAAAATTGCATTGGAAATCCTTCGTGAGTTTAAATCAAATGAAAGTACAGAGGAATGGGTAATGATTCCATTTGAAGCATGGGCAAAATTTGAACAATTTGAAGAGTTCCTTGCCCATTTAGTTGAAGGTGAACCACTTGAAGAAGACACGGTTGCCTATATGAAAGAAGGTAAAAAAGAGTGAAAAAGATACAAATACCAGCAAAGCATAAGAGTAGTTTAGAGAAAAGGTTTGATTATAGGAATAGGCACTACCTTCCAGGTGAAGAGGTAATAATTAACGAAAAGTGTAGCCTTTGCCTTGAGTATCAAGGCCTTTACGCCTGTCCTTTTTGTCCTTTTGATTATTTAAGAGAAGTAAAAACATCCAACATCAGGTTTGGTTGCTCTGTATTTGTAAGAGAAATGTTGGGTTCACACCCTCACTTTCGATTGTCTTATGGAGACGTAGGGTGGTCATTAGCCTTTGACGAAATTGTCGAACTTGAACTCGAATGGTTGAAAAGAATGGCAAGTAAAAAGATTGAGTTTATTTAGAAAAGAGGTAAAGAAAATGCAAATAACATTAAGTCAAATAGGAATGTGGGCAGGATTTTGTAACCATGCCTTAGGCGACTATAATACAACAATGAAGGAAAAGAGCAAAAAAGGAAATAGGACAGGAGATTATTTCCTCTGCAGCATTTGTGGATTCAAAGTATGGAAGAAAG